AAGTGGACGAGCTTTTAGAATATATATGCCCGATGGAGCCGTGGACTGTGACGATGAAGCTAATATGCCTCAAAAGATAGTTATTGAAAACATCTGGATTAATGATGGTGGGAGTGATGGTATCTTTATTGGTATAGATTCTAACGGTTCCTCTGCCACCGCTTGGATGAACGACATTTATATCAATAAGGTGCTGATTACAGATCAGGAACATGGAATAGGAATCTATGAAAATAAGGGCCGAGTTTACATTGATAATGTCACGATTAAAGCAGAAGGACGACAGCAGAGAGGACTTTACATCTATGGCAATAATGTTGTCGGCAATAACTTGATATTCGCTGGCGGGCAAACTGCGACATCTATCAGGATAGCCCATGGAGTTAATAACACAATAAACAATGTTATTTTCGAGGATGCGTCTTCGGTTGAAATTTACGCTGGTGCTTCTGGCACTGTCCGAAACTTTTCAGCGAGTAACTGGACAGGAGTTCAACATGTTAGGGTTTGGTGTGATACCGCAGCAACTTTGATGGAGAGTTTTAGTTTTACTAATATCAATCTTGATGGACGATTTTGGGTAGCAAGTACAGGTACCACTAAAGTACAAGATGTGACTCTTACAAATTGCAATATAAGATACTCCGCCGCGTCAGGTGAGGCACTCAGGCTTGACGGTTTTGATAATGTTAATCTCGTAAATACCAATGTTGAATCGGAGATAGACTCGACATATCCTATTAGCTTTGGTTCGTCAAATGCTAATGGGTTTAGTATGAGAGGAGGAAGAGTCACCATAAAATCGGGTGGCGTTAATAGCGGGGTTCGATTTACAGGAGCGTACACCTGGGATGATATAGTATTTGATGGTGTCGAGTTTACCAGGGATACCGATGGAGCAGGAAGTGAATTAGGTATTGATGTAGCTGGTTCAGCTACTGTAACTAAGTTGAATATCATAAATTGCCATTTTAATGAGCTTGCCGTTGGTATCCTTTCTGATGGTGGTGGTAAGGTTCAGGGTAATGTATCATTAAATGATAACTATGCTACTAATGTAACGACCTGGGCTTGGTCTGGCGGCACAACTTTTATCGGTACAACTGGTGGAACTCCCAGGACATGCGGTTCATTAGCTGATGGAACCACAGGTGGCAAGGCTCAGATTCAAGAGGATATTCACTATGAGATAAACCGAAAACTTTATTTTAAGGCTGCAACTGATGATTTATTCGATTGTCAGGCTCTTACCGATACAGGAGCCAATGAATATTGCAAGGTGCTTTTACTCTTAAACTCCGCTGGTACTGCATCTGTCGTTCAAGGCGCTGTAGCTGCATCACAAGCCGCTGCGGAATTTCCTATTACAGTTAAAACTATCGTAGGTTGGTTAGAAGTCAGTCAGAATCACAATTTTGATGCAGCCGTTGCTCTTAGTGCGGGTTGCACATATCACAATGGAGTCCCTGGAAGTAAGGGGGTTGCTGGAGATTATTAAGATCTAAATGCCTTCCCTAACCCAAATATCAGACCAAGCCCTTTATGATGCTTTTCATGAAGCCGAAAGGAAGGAATGGGCTAGGCGGAAGTTACTGGAGTTCACGAGGCATACTTAGTATGGACAAGGAACTCGACCAAATACTAACTCAATGTAGCATCTCAACTCGTGCTACTGCGAAGACTTTCTTCCCTGAGAGGTTCAACTTACCTTTTGCTGAACCAGTTCATGGGCCTATATTTGATCTCATAGATGGGCCTTCACAAAAGGTAGCGATTGCAGCACCTCGTGGATGGGGGAAGACAAGTCTTGTAGCTTTAGCGTTAATGGCCAGGTGGATTCTATTCCGTCATACAGGGTTCATCTGCTACATTAACAAGAGTCACGATGCAGCATCATTGCAGACTGAGAATCTACGACGTGAGTTAGTTACCAATAGAGAGATCAGAGCTTTTTTTGGAGATTTTAAACAACGAGATGTTAAGAACTCTGAATTTGATGAAGTGTTTAGCAAGAAAGCCTGGGTCGCTTACGATACCCTTGTATGGCCCCGAGGTGCTGGACAGCAAGTTCGTGGAGTGCTATTCAAGAACGATCGACCTGGGCTCATTGTAATAGATGACTTAGAAGACCCTGATAAAATAGAAAATGATGATATTCGTAAGGGATGGTATGAGTGGCTTTATGCAGATGTAATTAAAGCTATTCCACGAATAGGTAAGCAAGTTGAGACTTGGAAGATAGTGTATATTGATACCTTAAAGCATGAAGATTCAGTGCTTCAAAAACTTCTTGATTCATCTGAATGGGATTCCGTACGTCTAGAAGCTTGTGATGATAACTTTGAATCAACAGCTCCTCATTTTATGTCTAATAAAGATATTCAGAAGGAATGGCAAGATCATGTAGATGCGGGACAAACTGATGTATTCTTTCGTGAGTTGAGAAATCTACCTATTTCAACTAAAGACTCAGCATTTAGACAGGAGTATTTTAAGTATTATAGTCTGCCTCCTGACAGAGGTGCTAAGGATACTGATTTAAAAATAAGTGACCAGGATGTTCAGGGAGATAAAAATATTGAGTCTGTTATTCTTGTTGATCCTGCGAAGACTGTCAAAATTCACTCAGCTGAGACGGCAATAGTTGGAGTAGGTATTGATCTTACAAGTGCTAGGCTGTACATCAGAGACTGTATTTCAGCTAAAATGTATCCAGACGAAATCTACGATGCTATGTTTTCTATGGCTATGATGTTAGATGCAAAAGTAATAGGAGTTGAGGAGACTTCGCTAAATGAGTTTATTAAACAGCCTATTAAAAATGAGATGTTTCGCCGAGGGACTTTCTTCGAACTTGTCTGGCTTAAGGCACGTGGAGGAATGAAGAAGGAACTTCGTGTTAAGGAACTTGTTCCTTACTATCGAGGTGGTTATATTTATCATAATGCTTCATGTGTTACTATTAAGAAGCTTGAACAACAATTGTTGATGTTTCCTCGATCAGCTCTTTGGGACTTAATGGATTGTTTAGCTTATGTAATTGAAATGCTTGAACTTGGAGAGCGTTACTTTAGTCCAAAAGACAACCCAAATGACATCGAAGCTGAGTATCATGAGCTTGAATATGAAAAACCTATTTCTAATTGGAGGAGTGCTTAATGGAAGTTCAGAAGCAAACCTATGTTGATGCTGATGAGGAAACTGCTAGAGCTTTAACTTATGACATATTTAGGGCTCTGTTTGACAAGATAGACGAATTCAAGAGATGCCACGATGAACATATAAGAGGATGTAACATTAGATTTTTGACAATAGAAAACAGAAGAAAGAAAGATACAGCACTGTCGTCAGTTTCTGGTTTTGTCGGAGGATTTGTAGCTGTTGGAGTAAATTACTTAAGAAAAATATTTTAAGATAATTAAATAATTTAATAAACTATGGCTATAAGACAAGTTAGAATAGGATCGTTAGGAAATATTCATCAGTATGATGATGGCGCTATTGGTGAGGCTATAGATACTGATAATCAACCTATTAAAATAGGGCAGAGTTCAGCTGCAGATGAAGGAGTTAGGCAAGACCAACTTCCGGGAGGTCCTGCCAACCAGGTTTCGGCAGGTGCTATTATAGCAGACCACAAGGTTGTTCGTGGTGATGGTGGGACTAGAGCAGTTCAGGACTCTAATGTTGACATAGATGACAATGGATCTATTGACATTCCAACTGGTGAATCATATGAGGTAAATGGAACACAAGTTGTTACTGATCAGCAGCCTGCTGAGGCTAATGCAGCTGCTATTTCAGCTATCTCATTAGGGGCTGGTGGTGACACTGTTGATAGAACAACTTTCAATACTGATTTGGGTACGTTAGTAACAGAAGTAAATGCCTTGAGGACGACTTTGAATAATTTACTGTCCAAACTTCGAATTCACGGACTAATTAATACTTAGAGGTTAACATGCCATATATTGTCAGAGGTGAGCCTTCATCTTGGAAAGATGATATTTATACAAAGGATAACTACGACTATGATTATCCTAATGGTTTAGATCTTAAGCCAAATTCAGATTTTCATAACAGACTACGTGATAAAATCTGGTCTCGAGCACGTGAGGCAAGGAATGAGATATCTAAGAGGTTCCCTTTCTGGAGAGAAATGGATCAAACGTTGACTACTTATGTCTCATTAAAGGATAAAGAAGAAACAATTCAGAAAAAAGATTCTTCAAAACCTGTTTCAATAGTATTTCCTTACACTTATTCAATGCTTGAGGCATTACTAACTTATCTAACAATGGCTTTTTTTCAAGATCCTATGTTCCAGTATGAGGGTGTTGAAGATGATGATACTACTGGAGCGATGTTAATGGAGCTTATAGTTCGTCTTCATTGTATTAAAACTAAGGTTCCACTGGCAATTCATACTGTTCTACGTGATAGTTTAGTCTATGGAATAGGAGGTGCAATTCCTGGATGGAAAAGTATATATGGTAAGAAACCAATTAAGTCATCTATCGTTACTACATCATCTCTTGGAACAAATAGAGAAGGGTATGTAGACATGGTTGACTCATTATTGTTTGAAGGAAATGATCTTAGTAATATTGAGCCTTATATGCTTCTTCCTGATCCATCTGTTTCAAGTGTTAATACACAAGATGGTGAGTTCATTGGTTGGGTAGATCGTGATAACTATATGAATTTGCTAAGTGAGGAAAATGAAGCTTATTCAGATCTATTTAATGTAAGGTATTTAAGAAATAAAAAAGATAAGCGATCAACTCTTTCATTAGATCAGAGTGATAGGATGAAGAAGTATGGTGGTTCAACTGAACTTCACAGAGGGTTAACAAATACCACTAATCCAGTAGATCGTATTAGGATGTATGTCAACTTAATTCCTAAAGAATGGAAGTTAAGTGATAGTGAGTATCCTGAAAAGTGGTATTTTGAACTTGCCTCTGATGATGTTATAATAGCCTGTGAACCAGCTAATCACAATCATGGAATGTATCCTATTGCATTAGCTTCTCCCGAGTATGATGGGTATTCAGTTACGCCAATTAGTAGAATGGAGATTCTTTATGGGCTGCAGCATACGTTAGATTTTTTGTTTAATAGTCATGTGGCAAATGTGAGAAAAGCTATAAATGATATGTTAGTAGTTGATCCATTCTTGGTTAATATAGAGGACTTAAAAGACCCTCAACCTGGCAAGTTAATTCGTCTGCGTCGACCAGCTTGGGGACGTGGAGTAGACAAAGTTGTTCAACAGCTTTCTGTCCAAGATATCACAAGAGCTAACATCGCTGACTCAGCTTATATCACAAGCTGGATGGATAGAATCTCTGGTGCTGATCAGTCAATGCAAGGATCACTCCGTCAGGGAGGTCCTGAACGATTAACTCGTGCTGAGTTTCAAGGTACAAGAGGTAGTGCAGTAAGTCGCCTTCAACGCCTTGCTATGTTAATTGGGATACAGTTCTTTCAAGATGTCGGAACTATGTTTGCTGTTCATACTCAACAGTATATGTCTCAGGAAACTTATGTTCGAGTTATAGGAAGATATGCTGAACAGCTAAGTAAGACATTTGCTAAAGATAAAGTTAAAGTTACACCTTATGATCTTGCAATTAACTATGATTTAATTGTAAGAGATGGATCAATACCTGGGGGTAACTTCTCTGAAGCTTGGATTAACATGTTTAAGGTAATAGGTACAACACCTGAACTAATGCAGCAGTTTGATGTAACTAGAATATTTATGTATATAGCTCAGCAACTTGGTGCAAAGAATGTTGAGGACTTCAGACGTAACGTTAGTCAAGTTCAGGGACAAGTTCTGCCTGATGAAGAGGTCGCACGTGAAGCTGAAAAAGGCAACTTAGTACCAACTGGAGAAATATAATGGATAAAACTTTACGGTCTAGTAAAAGTGAAATTGAGGAATTTAAGAAGTCCTTTGTCTGGCTTGATATTGTTGATGAGTTAACTCAATTAGCTAAAAATGCTCAACTTGAATATGATATAGTCGGAGAACCTCATGTGGATGATGAAGGGTATAAAATAGTGCCTAATTCATCTGAAACGTTAATTCACTTAGGTGATATAAAAGGAAGAAGAAAAGCTGTTAGTTATTTTTTAAGTTTGCCTGATATATTCTTGCAGACGTTAGAAATAGAATCAAAGGAGGAATCAAGAAATGAGTCTTGATGTAAATCAACCTACTGATCAAGAGTTAGTATCTGAATTACCATCTTACATCCGTGAAAATAGAGTGGCTATTGAAGCTGTTTCAGGGTCTGGAAATGTAGGTGTTACAGACCTAACGATTCCAGCTGGGTCAACTTCTCTTGCAGTTGGAACTGACATTGGATCTTATGGTTTTGAAGTAATAATAGTCGATGCAGCTGCTCTTGTAAACATAGCTACTATAACTGGTGGGACAGAGGGACAAGTTAAAGTATTTGTTTTCCAAGATGCAAATATAGATATAGTAGATGGAAATGCAAAAGCTAATGGAGTATTCTATCTCAACCACCTTCCAGCCTTATCTAATTTCGATGCTCAGCAGGATGATGTTTTGGTGGTGGTTAATGTAGGTGGTGATGGAGCATCTACTTATGGATATTGGAAGGAATTATATAGAACTATATCTGTTAAGTAGATAATAAAATTTTTTAACGATCTATGGAGGTTAGCTATGAACGATTATTTGAAAGAAGTTCAAGAAGATGTAAATGACATGAACAAAACTTTTACTATGGGTGCAGGTCAAAGTACGGAGGCCCCTGGTACAGAAAGTCCTGGGACTGAAGCTCCTGGAACCGAGTCTCCGAATACTGAGGCTCCAGGTACTGAAGTCCCCGGCACAGATGCACCAAACACTGAAGCACCAGGTACAGACGCTCCCACAACGGAAACTCCGACAACTGAGGCTCCTGATGATAAGGATGAGATAATCGAAGATCTTCGGAGACAGCTTGATGAGAAAAGTGGAACACCTAAAACTGATGCTCCTAAAACAGAGACGCCAACGACTGAAGCACCGATATCTTTTGAAGATCGAGACTTTCTGAAGGATTATGATCTTGAGGATATGAGAGATAATCCAGAGAAGTTTAATAAGTTTCTCAATAACTTTTATCAAACAACAATATCAGACGCTCGTAAAATTCTTGGTGAAGGGGTTCTTCGAGCTATTCCTGGTATTGTTAAGAATGATGTTGCTCTTAATATTAAGATGCAAAAAATGAATGAGGATTTCTATAGTGATAATAAAGACCTCGTACCATTTAAAAGGGTTGTAGCTGAAGTGTTTGAAGATCTAGCTGCTAAAAACCCTGATAAAAAGTATGACGAAGTTTTAAAAGATGTAGCTCCGAAGGTTCGTAAAGTTTTAAACCTTCAAAAGGCTACACATAAGAAAGATGACAATAAGCCGCCTAGGCTTCCTCGTAAAAAAGGAAACTCGCCTAAGCCTAAAAATAAACCTAATGTATCTGGAATCGAAAGTGAAATTTCAGACATGAATGAAATCTTAAGGAGGTAACAAATGACGCTTGAGGATAGATTTGCTGAACATGATAAGGAAGTGGTTGATAAGTTTATTGACCCTGCCGCAAATGTGGAAATGACTACACGTGATTATGTAGTGAGACCAAGTGCTGACAATGACACAGGTCCAATTACTGTTACACTGCCTCCAGTATCTGATGCTAAAGGACGATGGTACAGTATCATCGCTCGAAATGCAGATGCTGTTAACACTATTACAATTCAAGATGATGATGATTCTGAATGTTGGGTTGGTGATATAGTGATGAATGGTAAGTGTGATCGTTGTCTGCTTTACAGTGATGGTCTTGCGTGGATTCCTACTGGTTCTGTAGGTGAATGGCCTGGCGCTGCTACAACAGCTCCTCCAGGAACTGCTTCACCGACAACAGTTGGTCCTACGACTACGGCTTAATTTAACCCTTAACAGACCGTTAAAAATTTTAACGATCTTTTTCTTAATAGGAGGTAACAAATATGTTTCTTGGAATGAGAGGCAATGGTGACTGGGTAGCAAACCAGCGGCCTGAAAACTGGAGAGAACAAATTTTATATCTCTATCCAAATGGTATGGCTCCATTGACTGCTATTCTTTCAATGCTGAGTTCTGAGTCTACAGACGATCCTCGATTTCACTGGTGGACACAAGAACAGACAGCTGTTGGAGGTGCAGTTGCTGGGGTTTATACTTTGCCTGATCTGTCAGTTGCTTATGTAGCTGCTGGTGTGGCTGGAGATGTAATCTATATTCAAATAACAACTACATTAGCCAACAGAGTTCGTAAAGGCCATCAGATTCTTCTTCGAGATGCTTCTGATTGGCGAGTTGATGTTATTGGTAAAGTGACTGAGGTTGTTAGAGGCACCACAAACTCAGTTGTAGCAGTTAAACTGCTTGAAGCTGATGATAACTCACCTGACAATGATCTTTCTGACTGTGATACATTTAAGATCGTGGGTAATATGAATCCTGAGGGTGGTGAGATGCCGGATGCGATTGCTCTAAATCCTGTGGAGGTTTATAACTATACGCAGATCTTTCGGACACCACTATCTATCACTCGAACCGCCCGAAAGACTCGCCTGCGTACTGGTGATCAGTATCAGAAGGCCAAATCCGAAGCCCTTGAGATGCATTCCTGGGAGATGGAGTTGGCATACCTTTGGGGTATCCGTACTTCAAATATCGGAGATAATGGTAAGCCTGAACGTACTACGATGGGAGTTATCAATTTCATTCGTCAGTATGCAGCTGCTAATTGTGATGACTATTCATTGAATGCTACATACGCTGGTCAGACCTGGGCAGCTGGCGGTGAAACATGGTTCAAGAATATGCTTGAACAGATTTTCCGTTATGGCGCTGATGAGAAACTTTGTCTTTGCGGATCTGGTTTCTTGTTAGGTATTGATGCCTTAGCAATGGCTGGTGGACAGATTAACCTTCAACCTGCACAGAAAACTTATGGTATGCAGATTCGATCATGGATAACTCCTTTTGGAACTATCCACATGAAAACTCACCCATTGTTTTCTTATGATGCGACTACCCGTAATATGGGAGTGCTTTTGGAACCTAAGGAAATGACTTATCGTTATATTGACGATACTCGTTTCTATAAGGAAACACAATCCAAAACTCATCCTGAGGGTTATGGTCAGCGCAGGGTTGATGGGTCTAATGAGGAATATCTCACTGAGTGCGGTCTTGAGTTTGGACTGCCACAGAAATGTGCAGTCTTAAATGGGGTTGGTCTAGACAATAACCTTACTCCGTAAGCTAACCTCCCTTGTCAGACCGATAAGTGGCTAGGGACATCAATCAGTTCCTAGCCACTAATTTGGAGGAAGAATGAATCTGTTACAAATTAGAACAAAATTCAGGGATTTGTCAGGGCGTATTGACTTAGTCAATGATGATTATAGTGACAATGGTGCTGATTTCTTTATCAACGAAGGTAGGAAGTATCTTGATCGACTCAATGAAACACAAAAGTCATGGGGAACTTGTTTTAGACTTATTGAGGTTGGAAGGTTTAGTACTACATTCCCTTACTGTCGAGCTATAAAGGAAGTGTGGGTAGCTTCAGTTGCTGAAGGTAGATGGCAGTTGGAAAAGTATAGACTTCAAGATTTGATTGAAGGTTATTTAACAGGTCTTCCAAGTTCACGTACCTCTGGAATACCTCTTTACTATTCACCTTGTATAACTCGATACATTCCAGAAGATGCAACTGTTGAAGATATTGAATCTTTCATAGGCTATGTTGAGATTCCATCTGGAAATGCTTATGAGTATAATGGGATCTTGTTGAATGTGCCTACTGATGCTCAGCTAACAGTTATCATAAATGGCTTATTTTACTCAAGAGAGCTTATCGAAGACGTTGATGAAAACTATTGGTCAAGTCAACATCCATTACTTCTCTATATGTCAGCTATGAGACATGTTGAAGTGGTCAATCGTAATACTCAAGGTGTTAATGACTGGTCAAATTCTATTAAAGAAGAAATGACTCAGCTTGGTATGGATCTTGTTGAAGAGGAAATTGCTGAAGCTGATGAGATGGGAGGATAAGATGGGTAAAGATAGAAAGATGTATAAGTCAGAGTTTGATAAATATATAGAACCTAGAATTGCTAAGATTGAGAGAATAGTAGGACGTTTATCTAGGAGATCAAGGAAAAAGATGACTGCTTTGCTAACACCTTATCCTATTTCTAATGCAGTTTTAGGTGAGAATGTTGAGGGAAATATTTTGCATTACTTCTTTCCTTGTACTGGTAAGGTAACCAAGGGGGCTATTGATCTTGGTAAGAGACCCAAGGAATCGCTGATACTAAATGTTGAATTCAAGGGTGAGGAAGTAGGCCGAGGAAAGAATTTTACGTTAGATAGAAAGCTGACGATTTTGGATCTTGATATTGATGTTAAGGAATTTGATAAGTTAACAGCCTCATTAACAAATGAGTCTGATCAACCTATTACAGAAGTCTGGATAGGTTTTATGTGGGTACCTGCTATAAGGGATATTGAAGCGAAGAGTTTTTTGTTTAAGGACCTTGAAAATGATTTATCTGAAGAAGGATAAAAAATGAAAGTTGTGTCTTACATCTCGGTCGAGAAAAAAGAAACCTATTATCAAAAAATGTAAGAAGAAGTCTGGAGCATCTAATGCGTGAGTTTGAATTTACTACTGACAAAGCATTAAATAAAGGCCTTGCACCTGAGAAAGTTCCTGCTAACTCCCAATGGCTTTATGAATGTCTTGGGTTTAGATGTGGAAAGATGGGACTTGAGCCTTTTATAGTAGGTGAGAATCCTTTACCGGTAACAGTTGATATGTATTATGACTGGCCTTTTCCACAGTTTTTAATAGGTGAAACTTATAATATCTTAGTGATCCGTGATACAGTTTCTGCAGAAGATGTTGTATATCTTGTCTCAGATGATATGACTACTGTTACTCATATATTTACAGTAGATGATCTTACCTTTGGTACTGGAGTCCTAATGGATCTTGCAGACTTTGGTGAGTATGCCATTATGATGAATGGAGTAATAATGATCTACTGGGATACAACTCTCAGTGCATGGCAAGTTTCATTAGCAACATCTACTATTCCACTCATGAATACCATTTGTAACTTCAAAGGCCAAGCAGTAGGAGGTGGAGTTACTACTTCATGGCATGACTGTGATAATACTTTCTATATATGGTCTAAGATTGGCGAGTTAGACTTCACACCGGATCGAGATAATGAAGCTGGATATCGACGCTGCCCATATGGTGGAGAAGTTTACAATGTTAAGAGATTAGATGATGGAGTTATTGGTTATTCATCTAAAGGTATAACACTATTATCACCAGTTAATTCTCCGACTACTACTTTTGGATTTAAAGAACTTAGTGATAAAGGAATTTATAATAAGGGAGCTATCAATGGGAGCTTACATCGACACGTCTGCGTTGGAAAAGACTTACTTGTCAGAGATATATCCAGAGAAGGTGTTAAAGAACTTGGTTATAATTATTGGATGGACTTACTTGCCAGCTCTGGAGATGACATTATTGTCTCATACGATAAGGGATCAGATGATTTTTACATTGGGAACAGTACCAGAACATTTCTCTTGTCTCCCTATGGATTAAGTGAGGTTCAACAACATCCATCTACAGTGTGGAGGATAGACCCTGATAATGTCTACATGCTTCCTGATACTGAAGATGATGTTGAAATGTCAATAATAACTGAGGCAATTGACTTTGAGTATAAAGGACAGAAAACAATTCAGACTATTGAAACAGATGCTTTTCTCGGGACAAGTCCTTATGCAGCTGTCGATTGCACTTTTAATCTTAGTAATTGGAGAAGTAGTAACTATACACCTATCAATAATATGGGGATAGCTACAGTTCCAATGGCTGGTAATATGTTTAGGTTGAAGCTTAAATTTGATTCATTAAGTGAGTCATTTAGAATTGGATACATTAAGACACGATTTAAGATGACTGACTTAAGAGGGATAAGAGGAGTTTATGCTCCTCCTTTGAGAGGACAAGGTTAATGTTAACTAAATTAACTCCAGAACAAATATCTAAATTTTGGGATGTTATTAGCTATGCAGTTGAAGAATCACTACCTCCAATCACAGGTGAGCATCCTGATAGAATGAATAGAATCTTGTCATCTGCCTTAAGTGGTAAAGTTGATGTATGGGCTTCTTATAATAAGTCTGAAGATGTAAATAAGTTTGAAGGGATAGTTCTTACACAAATCTTATACGATAACGTTAGTAACACAAGAAACTTATTAATATACTGTATATATGGATATAGTAATGTTGATAGCAAGAGTTGGTCAGAAGGCCTCGAGACTCTTCTTAAATATGCTAAAGGAGAGAGATGTAATCAAATTGTAGCATATACTGATTTACCTAATATTGTTAACTTAGTTAATCGTCTTGATGGAGAAGCTAAGTATACATTTCTTTCTTTTAATGTTAATAAGTTAATTAAAAAATTTAACAATCTTAAGGAGACTTAATCATGGGAGGAAGTGGAGGAGGAGGCAGTTCTGGTGAAGTCGGGTTTCCTGCTTATATGGAAACTATTCATAATGATTGGCTGGATCAAACAGGTGTTGATAATATTAATGACTCAATAACTGACGTGATGAACGCAATGCTTGGTAGTTCTCCTTGGACTGCTCTAAGTGCGTATGATCCAGATGCAGACATTACTGCTTATGAAGCAGCCATCACAGCATTTGCAGCTATTCTAGCTGGTATCACTGATACTACTGACTGGGCTGCTTTATTTACACAAGCAGATACATCCATAGGTGCTCATCCTACGTTGGCTGTGGCTGATAAATCAGTTGCCGATATGGCAGGTGTTGGTGGGATAACTGAGGCAGTAATAGTTGCCGATGGAACTGCTTTTGCAAATCGACTGGATGATGAGATAACTACTAAGGTCCTACCACGTTTCGAAGGTGGGATGAGAGATATAAATGCAGTCGTTTCGTCAGCCTTTGTTCTTGGTAGATCGATAATAGAAGGTTTCCGTGATAGGGAAGTTGCAAAGCATGATTCTGAGATTAGGTTAGCAGCCATGCACAAGAATGCAGATATAGATCTTGAGGAAGGGAAAGCTAATTTGGTTAAGGATGTTGAAGTGGCTAGCATGAATCTGAGGAAGGACGTAGAAGTAGGAAAGACTAATTCTACCATCGAAGCTAATTATTCAAATATGTATGTGTCCGCTGCAAATCAGATGTTAAACTTAATGTTAAACAGAATCAACTGGGAAGCAGCTTATGTACATACTGTAGTTGAGTCTAAAAGAATTAAGATTGTAGCCAAGAAAGAACAAACAGACATGGATGCAGATATAGATAAAAGAGATGCACTATGGGATGCTGAGGTTTTTCAGTATGGTGCCAATCTACTTGGGTCAATCGGAAGTGGTGTAGTTAAACCTGATAAGCCTTCACTTACACAATCTGTTATTGGAGGTGCTATGACAGGAGCAGCAGCTGGTGGAATGGCTACTGGAACTCCTCAAGGTGCTGCAGCTGGTGCAGTGCTTGGAGCTGCAAGTGCATTTCTTTAGATAATTAAAAAATTTAACAAACTAATGGAGGTACAAAGATGTCTGAAAATAACAGTATATTTGAAAATAGACTGTTTTTACACTACTTAGCAG